GAAATTCGTCATGTCGTTAATCTCCTGTTTGAGTTTCAAAATTACCAGTCGTTACCGGCTGCGGCGGCGAGGGCCAAACCGGCCTGGACATCTTCCGCCATCTCTTCGCGGACCTTCTCGCGGCGGACGACGCGGGCCAAGTAGAGGACGGTGGAGGCGGCCTGCTCGGCGGTGATGGTGGAGGCTTCGGCGTCGAAGCGCAGGTTGGCGTCGGGGCTGCTCAGGGTTGTGACGACACGGTAGACTTCCTTGTCGCTCTCGAAACCGATCTGGCTGATGGTGGCCTTACCGGACTGGATGCTGATGTCGTTCTTGCTGTACTTGATGGCCATGTGGGTAACTCCTCTATGAATTAAATACCGAAACAGAAGTATACAGCAATCAGAGTATGATACTACAATTAAATGCATACTCTGATAAATTATTTTTACTTGCATCGAGAACGCTTTTCTGTGCAGGATCGCAGCTCATTAAATCTGGAGGTTGAGAAATGAAAACCATTGTGAAGGACGCCCTGCGTCTAGCTGAAGCCGGTATCCCGGTCTTCCCTACAAACGACAAGAAGCCCGCCTTATCCAACCACGAGCTGTCGAAAGTTTTAGGCCGTCCCATCGGAAAGGGTGAGGGCGGCTACAAGGTTGCGACGTGTGACCCCGACGACATCGAGGCGATGTTCTCTAATCCGAAGGCCATCGAGCTGGCCGTGCCAATGGGGCGCCAATCAGGCTACATGGCCGTGGACGTCGATCTTTATAAGATGCCCGAGTTGAAGGATTGGGTGACTGAGAACTGGCAGTACCTCAAAGGTACGCTGGCACATATGACTAGGTCCGGCGGCTTCCATTATATCTTCAAGCACCCCGGCGACACTGTCCGCTTCCCTGCAACACTTCGCGAAGGGGTAGACATCAAGGCCGTCGGCAACGGCTACGTCTGTTGGCCGCCCACTGAAGGTTACCGCGTCGCGTATGATAATCCCATCCTCGACTTTCCAATGGGCTTGCTACGCAATGCCATGCTTGAGAAGGGCGGCACCGGCTCGACAAAATTAGGGTCGGCCTTCAACGAGGCGTCAGACGATGATCTGATCGAGAGGATACAGGATGCCTCTGACCTATACCCTGCGCTCCGTAGCCTGTCCTACAGGCTTCCGTCTAGACGGCAGGAGAATGGCTACCGGCTGACTACTCCTGAGATGGTCAACATACTTGAGAACCTCATGGACACCAGCGTCGCTGCTGAGGCGGGCCATCCGAGGTATGACGACTGGTGTGACCGCCGCTCGAAAATACCCGACCTCGTCGAGACGGCTGTTGAGAAGGAGCGCGGCGGTGTCGTGCTCACTGATGATGACATCGAGCTGATGACGCAAGGCGAGAGCTTCATTGAGACACAGAAAATGATCGCGAAGGGCACGCGCCCTATCGGACCCCAGCCCCAAATAACGACCGAAGAGATCGAGGAGCTGATAACGGAGATGGGGACCGAGGACAAAAGCAGCGACGACGCAACAGACAGCGACGTGCCCGAAAGGCTAAACGTAAAGGGGCTAAGGGAACGTACTATTGATCCCCTGAAGTGGCTGGTTGAAAACATGATCCCCATCAAATCGACGTGCAGCCTAGCCGGTCCAAGTAACGTCGGTAAAACGCGGTTCCTGGCGTCATTGGTCATCGGCCTTGCAGTCGGCGACACGGCAAGGATGGGACTGCCTCAGTGTGTGGGGAAAACCAAAACTCTCTGGATCGCAAATGAGGAAGCGGTTGACGATATTGCCCGGCGCTGTAAGGCGGTGGCTCTGCAACATGATGACAAGGACAGCGTTGACTGGTTTGTGCGTGGCAAGGATAAGGGCATGATGAAGCTGGTCGTGTCGAATGAGAACGGCGACCCAGAGGTAGACAAGAAGGCCGTGGCTCGGCTGGTCAAGTGGATCAGAGCTGAGGGGATCGGCCTGTTGATCCTTGACCCTTACAATACGTTGTCCATTGCAGACGAGAACAGCGCGTCTGCTACCGGGCTGACGACCGACGCTATGTTGACTGTGATCTCGATGACCGAGTGTGCTGTTCTTTTCGCGCACCACTGTCCAAAGGACCGAAGTAAGGATTACGATTGGATGAGGGGTGATCCATCGGCATGGCGCGGATCGACCCAGGTGTATACCAGCCTCGATTGTGGCTACACACTATCGCCTTGGATGCCGAAGAACGCGGAGCAGCGTAAGGCATGGAAGAAGGCGTACCTCGAAGAAGACCTGTCGAAGTGGGTAGTGCTCGACGTTGGTAAAATTCGTGAGGGCGAAGGCTTCCCTCCAGTGGTCTATCACCTCGAAGGGCAGGCGATGGATGAAGGTGAGGGCCGGGACATTGGAGTGTGCGTGCTGAAGACAGCACTCGATGCCGAGAACGCTTTGCTTCACACCAACGCTGACATCATTGCGGCTTCGAGCTTGGGCACTGACTTGATCATCGCGCTCGGCTACGGTCGGCATACCAACATGACCAAGGTCGCAAAGGAGATGGAGGGGCACCCTCTAATCCCCAACATCAAGTCAGCGAAGGGCAAGCAGGAGATGTACGCCATGTTCCAAGAGACTGTCGCCTGTGAGGGTGGCTACGTTGCGATGATCGATGGAGGCGCTGGCACGACAAACAAGTGGGCTATTCAGATTGATGAAAAGGAGAAGGGCAATGAGTAAACCGACGCCTGTAGCCATGTGGATCAGGTGGTCTGATGGCACAGTATCGTATGACGAATATGGTGACAGAGCTGTGACAGAGTTGAGAACTCTGTCAGGCTGTAAGCCCCAGTGGCTAAGGGTTTGCAACTCTGTCACCAAAGTGGCTGACAGAGCGAGACAGAGCTGCGAATTATTTAACTATATCAAGCGACTAACTCTCTCTGTCACTCTGTCTCTACCCCTTCGGGGTAGACGGTGTGACAGAGTAGCTGTCACCGTCCGTAAATTGTGGTTGAAGATTTTTAAAAAGGATAACGGCAATGGCAATGTCTGAGGCATGTAGAATTAAATTTATGCAGTGCTTGGTGGCAAATAATCAGGAGATGGCGTTTGAGATGATGGCGCGGCATAACCTGACTGCTGAGGCAGCGGTGAAGAACTTGATGGAGTTTGCCGAGGAGCTGGCCTACGCACTGGCGATGCTCGGGTACTTCGATCCCGAGGGGGATGGCGATGAACATTCTAGGCATTGACCCCGGCTTGACCGGCGGCGTGGCGATAGTCTCCGCGAAAGTTATACGGCCCTCGATGATCGAGAGCGGTATGCGGATGCCACTCACCTCGTATCGAGGTAAGAAGATCGTCGATGCGTCTGCTCTATTCGAGTGGCTGCGGTCACATGAGATTGACGTGGCTGTCGTCGAGCAGGTGAACGGCAGGCCGGGGCAGGCAGGAGTATTCCAATTCGGTCGAGCAACTGGATCAGCCGAAGCCGTGGCCATGATCCTCGCTGATCGCATGGAGTGGGTGACGCCCGCGAAATGGAAAGGCCACTTCGGCCTCGGCAAGGACAAGCAGGAGAGCATCGATCTGGCGCGCCATAAATTTGGCAACAGCTATCACTGGCAGTTCAAGGCGGACGAGGGTATCGCCGAGGCAGCACTGCTCGCCCAGTGGTATCTGGACACAAAATGAAAAGTGGTGTAAGCAAAATAGCATGAGCAGACATTACACATACGCCTTGATAGACCCACGCGACCTGAGTTGCCCTTTCTACATAGGAAAAGGAGTGGCCGAGCGCAGGTTCAGTCATTTCAAGTCCAGCTTCCCATTAGACAAGCGGAAGAACCCTGAGAAGATGAAGCGCATCGATGAGATCGAGGGCGCAGGTCTCAAGCCTCAAGCTGTCGTACTTGAATGGTACGACAGTGCCGAGGCTGCGTATGCGGGGGAGAAAGAATACATCGCACGATATGGGCTGGATAATTTAACCAACAAGAATATTGGAGGAGCTGGTGGTAAAACAAAGCAGCCTGACACAACGCCGAAGATTGACAACTTATCTATCAAAGAAGAGCAGTTCTGCCAGAACATCGTGTCAGGAAAGTTCAAGGATAACACCGCCGCATACCGAGCAGCGTACCAGCCCAAGACCAAGAACAAAGCGACCGTTAACCGAGCCGCTAAAACTCTCCTAGATAAATACAAGATCGCAGCAAGGATCGAAGAATTACGACAGCCTGTGATCGAGAAGGCCCAGTACAGCTACGAAGGGCAGCTCAAGAAGTTCCAAGCGGCGTATGATCTAGCCAAGACAACTGATCAGCCCAGCGCGATGACGGGAGCTGTGGACAAACAGACCAAGCTGCTCGATCTCTACCCAGCGGACAAGGTGAAGCTGGACATCGATGCGGCGGACATCGTCGCGAGAATACATCGAGGACGGATCAGAGCTGATGATATGCCGTAAGTGCGGCGGCGCGCTGCCCTCGGATCACGACGACCCTGATCCAATACACGACGACTGTCATCATGCAGAGGTCGACGAGCTGCGCCTCGATGACCAGATGCGCGAGGCGGGCGTCAATCCAATAGGGAGGAAGGCCAATGTCGATGACGGCAAGTTTTGATGAGAACACTGGCGGGGTGCACGCCACTAAGAAGCATCATTGGGGCAAGCCCATGCCGGGGGCGGGGCCGATGCAGGTCTGCCAAGTGTGCGGCGAGAAATCCACATCAATCACAGAACATGCAGAGTGCGTTGGCCGACCGGCTGACGGCTTGGCGGTGACGATCCATGACTACGAACCAACTAGCTGACATCACACAAGGCGACGCCGACCTAGAGTTGGCTGACTTCATGGCGACGTGCGTCAACGACCCACTGCGTCACGTCATGGCCAGCTACCCGTGGGGCGAGCCGGGGACACCGCTCGCCGACCGCGACGGTCCATCGGACTGGCAGCGTGAGTTCCTCATCGATCTCGGGGAGCGTGTGAAGGCTAATAAATTTACAGGCAGGGAGCCGGTGCCCCCACTGACCTTCTCAACTAGCTCGGGCCACGGCATTGGCAAATCATGTCTATGCGCTTGGCTCATCATCTGGATTAGGGATACCCGCCCCCAGAGTTTCGGTACGATAACGGCTACCACAGCCGAGCAGCTCCGTAGCCGTACCTTCGCCGAGGTCTCTAAATGGAACGATATGTCATTGACCAAGCACTGGTTCCAGCTCAACGCGGGCAGCGCAGGCTCGCTAAATATGTATCACAAGGATGATAGGACTTGGGGCTGCTCAGGCCAGACGTGCCAAGAGAACAACTCGGAAGCCTTCGCCGGTCAGCACCGTGACACCTCGACGTCGTACTACATATTCGATGAGGCATCGGGCGTGCCCGACAAAATCTTTGAGGTGCGCGCTGGTGGGCTGGTGCGCGGCGAGGCCATGTCCTTCGACTTCGGCAACCCGACGCGGAACAGCGGACGGTTCTATGAAAATATGATGGGCAGGTACAAGCATCGGTTCATCAAGCGGTTCATCGACAGCCGCGACGTGGCGATGACCAACAAGGAACTGTTCGCTGAGTGGGAGCGTGACTACGGCTCTGAAAGTTCGTTCTTCAAGGTTCGCGTGCGTGGCCTGTTCGGCGATGTATCAGACATGCAGTTCATCCCACGCTCCGACGTGGACAAGGGCATCGGCCTTGATGTCGTCGTCACGCCATCCGATCCGCTGGTCATGGGCGTGGACGTTGCGCGCTTCGGCGATGACCAATCTGTGATCTTCTTGCGCCAGGGCCGTGACGCCGAGAGCCAGGGGCTGCACACCTATCGATCTGTTGACACGATGACGCTGGCCAGTGAGGTCTCACGCATCGCAGCCGAGC